TGGATTAAATATAGAAAAAGGAACAAGACGAGTAACCACATTAACTTGTCCGTCTATGGAACCCGGCACCAATACAAGTCCAAATCGGAATGATGTATCTCCACTAAACGTGCTTGTAAAGGCGTCTGTAGCCCTTTTAACGGCTGCTATTCTTAATGCCATGCTACCAGACGTATCTATCGCATAAACAACGTCAAAGCCCTCCGAGGGAAATGGAACGCAACCCGTAGAACTTAACACGCCGTCAACACAACCATCACAATCATTATCTATGTCGTCACAAGCGTATGTCCCACTCTCTATACGAGGAGGAATAGAACCTATGCATTCATCCCAATAGCCTTCATAACATACTTGAACACCACGCTCACATGGAGGATTTAATACTTCTGTCGCACCTAAATCTCTATCGTAACACCAACGAGATACTGGACCACGACTATCTCCATCAATCGTTCCATCACAATCATTATCAAGATTATCACAAACTTCTGGAACACATTCTATACGAGTGCAATGTCCTATAATGCATCCATATCCAGAACTCGGATATCCGCATTGATCATCAAACTCACATACCGCACCAGTAACATCGGTTGGTCTACAAACTCCAAAACGACACTCTTCCGTGTTATAATCACACGCAGGACTATTACCACAATTACATTCGTTTAAATTACAACGATCAGTTATAGTAAATGGACAAACGTGGTCGCACCCGCCGCAGTTATTGTAATCGTTATCAATTCCTCCGCCGTCTTCAACACATATGGCACCAGTGTCTACAAACCTTGTTCCGGCATCTAATATATCAGTTGTTCTATCGGTACAACCAATTAATAAAACCGCTAAAAATAATAAAACCTGTCTCATATGCATAATAATGAGACAGGTTCAGTTAAATTTATAAAGTATTGTTTATGGCTGATTATTTTCTGCTCGCTTTTGTGCAGCCTCAATATGATTCTTAAAATATTTAACAGTCCAATTTGCCGTATTAATATACCTACGACGACTATGATAATAAGGAAAAGAACGATCAATATTGCCCTTTGACATCAAGGACAAAGCTTCTTCAATGTTTTCCTTCAAACGAATAAGTTCTGGACCAATTTGAAAAATCTGATTTACGATATTAGTAATTTTCATTGCTTTCCGCTCAGTTGCTCGATCTTTACGAAGTTTCCAAGCTTCTGAACGCATTGCCTTATCAAGTATTTTTTTCTCTTGGGAAAGGGATTTAAAAGCCTCTCTACGCAGCCGGTCATTTTTCTTACGGCGGGCTACTTTCCATATCTCTCTTGCGGCGATTATAGATTGATTAAGCTCAGTTTCTTTATTATAGTAGCGACCAACAACATTGTTATCATAAACGGACCAAATACTATTTCCAGTAAACCATGTTTGTCCACCATCAATAGATAAATAAATACGCTGTCTGGAAGACCAACTGTTTACTTGTGTGTCTGCGTTATCAACGTTCCACTTGAATTGATATTTTCCATCCGGTCCATAAGACGTGACAGTATCAGGTTCACGAGAAAAAACATGCCAACCAGTAGAAGTATCTAAAAGATGATGGGGAGCATTAATCTTATTCATATCTTCATAATAACATATATGGAAATGAAATTAAAACATTGAAGACACAAAAAAGCCTGGGTTTAAAAAACCCAGGCTTCGTTGTTAGATCTTATACTTTAGATCAGATTAGTGCTAGATCAAGAACGGTGACAGTTGCGTAGAAATCGTTACGAACCATCTTCTTGCCATAACGTGTCATTACACCCTTACGTGGGGTAAAGTCTTCTTGTGCGTAGATGACTGGCGTAAGGATTAGTGGAACGTATGGAGCGTAGATATAGCCAGATTCAAGGAACGTATTGCCCTTAAGACCGACGAGGATCTTGTTTTGTGGGAAATATGGATCTTTGTAAACGGTGTATCTGTTGTTAAGTGTACCGACTGATTCTGCGCCGATTGTCATGCTGTCACGAACTTGTCCGTCACCATCGAGACGATATGCTGGCTTGTAAGCAACCATGTGCTCAAAGATTGTGCAAACGTCTGGAGAAGTTACGACGAAGTTACCTGAACCACGAAGGGTCTTACGGTGAATCGTGTTAGCTGCATCTGTAACTGTTTCAACAAGGGTTTGATACCATTCTTGAATGTTTACGAATGCTTGTGGACCTGGAGCGAATGCGCCACTTTGTAGTGCTTCTTGACCAGTGTATTTGTTAACGATCTTACCTGGTGCTCTGGACCAGTAAAGGTTTGCTGCGCCAGCTTGTGTAAGGAGGTCGTTAAGGATTTCACGATCAATGTCTAGCGTGATCATTTCAGATAGAATGTTTGTAAGTTCTACTTCAACGTCGATGCTGTAGAAAGCCGTAAGGTCTTGTGCCATTTCTGGTGACCAACGTGCTCTGAGCTTACGGGTTGTAGCAGTTACTGAGGTTGATTCGATACGGATATCAACATCTGGAATGACTGGTGATAGAGCTGGTGAACCACCATAACCGAAGTTAGATTCGAATGATGGAATTGTTAGCGTTGAACCATCGGAGTTAACTGATAGTGAATCAGCGATTACTGCTGATGCAGAAAGGTTGATGGTTGTACCAGCGGTTGTGAATGCTGGAGCAGTGCTGTTTTGTGCTCTAAGAACGAATAGTACGTGTGAACCATTTAGTGGGTCTGGTGAGAATACAGAACCATTCCAGTTACCACGCTTATTGAGCTTACGAAGATTGAGTACGCCTTGACCACCTTGGTAAGTTTCGCCCCAAGCAAGTGGAGCTGGTGTTGCATTAGCTGGAAGACCCATTAGGGTAACTTGGTCTAGATTGTTTAGATCTGCACCGCTAATTGCTGTGGTTACTGAAGAAGCTGATACGAATAGGAAGCAGTAATCTACTACGCTATTGCCTAGATCAACTTCAACTTGGCTATCATAACCAGCATAACGAGCATTGAAACCAGTGAAGTCACCTGAAGCAGAAACAACACCGAAGTTTACCCAAGCATTTGTTGCTGGATTCCATGCACCGACTGCGCCAGAGTGAACTAGAACTGTATTTGAGTTCTTGTGTACTTTGGAGTAACCAGTACCAACTAGATCATATTGACCACCAGTTGCAAGAGAACCAGAGCGAACGCCTGCGCCTCTTGGATTGTTATATACTGATTGTCCTTGACCATAGGTGTATACTGCTGGTGAGGTGCCATCAAGCGTTGGACCTGCACCACCACCGACGTTATTGCCGTAGGTGTAATCGAGATAGAATAGTAGACCTGTTGGAAGGCTCATTGGTTGAACGCTAACGATTTCGTTAGCGATAAGACCAGCGAATACTCTACGAACGATTGGGAATGCAACGTTTGTGAAACCAACTACTTGACCAGAAGAAACTAGACCACCACCACCTGTGGATAGTGAATTAGCTTCTTTTAGTAGTTCTGCACATTGGTTTTCTAGAAGAGACGCCATGTTGTCACGGTGTAATCCCTTAAGACCTTCTAGTAGACCGGTTTCTGCCCATTTTTTAACAAGACGTGGGGAGTCTGCGCCTAGTGAGCGTCTGTGAACGCCTTCTGCTAACTGTGATAATGTAAAACTTTTCATTTTATTCTCCTATTAATAACTTTCGCAATGCTAAAATAAATATATATCAATCTTCTCTTCTTCCACCTTTAACGAGGAATGCCCAACGTTCTGGTGTACCAAGAACAACTTCTTTGGTTTTTTCTGCGGATTCAGAAATAATCTTAAATCCGGCTGTTCCAGAACTGACAGCAGTTGAAGAGTTTCCAACTACTTTGGATTTATCTGCTGCTTCATTGAGCTTATTTTTGATTTTTGTGTATATTTGTTTAGCCTCTGCGATAGTTGTGGCTCTATCAAGATGTTCAACAATTGCTTGTTTTTGAGTCTTAGAAAGATCTTCTCTTTGTAAGAATTTGTTAAGCAATAGAACTTTTGATAGAAATAGATTCGTTTCGGCCATTTCAGTTTTAATCGTTTTAAGCTCTCTGTCACGAGATTCAGCAAGCTTCTTCATGTGAGAAGCTGCATGAGTGGTTTTGTGTAATTTGCTTTCAAGAAGTCTGGCTTTCTTTGAAGAACGAACTGATTCCATCTTCCAGGATTCTTCCATTTCTTCTTCTTCTTCTTCTTCGCCATAAAGAAGTTCTTCTTCACCTTCTTCTTCTTCTTCATCATCATCCATGGACATTTCTTCTTCATCATCCATGTCTTCCATGTCTTCGTCTTCTTCTTCGTCATCCATGGACATTTCTTCTTCGTCTTCCATATCTTCCATGTCTTCGTCTTCTTCAGAAGAGACAGATACATCGACATCAGAAGCATCTAGTTCAACGTCATCTGGGAATGTAAGTGTAAGAACAAGATTTTCATCAAGATTTTTCAAAGATGGATCTTCGCCACCGACTGGGGAATCGCCAACTGGCCATTCTTCATCAGCAAGTTCATCAGAAGACATTGCTGATACTGAACCTTTTGGAGCAGCAGCAGCGGCTTTTGATTCTTTACGAAGCATACGAACAGCTTCCATTAATTCATCATCACTAATATCGAATGCCATTT